TGGAAGAACGAAAACCGCCTGATACAGGATGTATTCTGTATGCTGAACGAGGACGAACGCGAGTTCATCATGAACGGCATCACGCCTGAGGAATGGAAGTCAACATGGTTGGCATACGATGATTATCAACAAGAGGAGAAGGACAATGCATAGCGACGAACTACTGGAGGTAGTACTGGACCAGATACAGCAGGACATAAAGGACGGTGATGTAACGTCACTGTTCGATATGCTAGAGAACATAGACCACGACACACTGGTGGGCTTTCTGTCCTACAGCCGCCTTGACAGTGCCTTGGAGCAGGGGTTAATAACGGAGGAAGAACATGATCAAGTTGTATGATCAAGTTGAGGAAATGTTAGACGAACACCATGAGAACGAGATAGGCCGTTTGTTGGGCGTTCCTGACAAAGACGTCAAGCTAACGGTTAGGGAAATCCGTAGCCACATAAAAGACTGGTGTCCAGAGCAGGTTTCCGAGGATGTGTGGGCTATTTTCAGCCTGTGTCACAGCGCTGAGTACATCGACGCTGATGGTGAAAACCAAGGCTTTGATACCAAGGAAGAGGCAGTAGAGTACATAAAACAGGAGAAGATCAATGAGCACAGCTAGTCTAGTATGGGCCACACCAGACGCAGAGGATGTAATCGCCTACTGTGCCCGTGTGTCTAACCCTGACAACCAGAACAACGTNAAGACGGCCTCACGGCTTCTTAAGTACCTGAGNGANCATAAGCACTGGTCACCCTTCGAGATGGCCTCTGTGTGCATGGAGATCAACACAACGAGGGACATTGCACGTCAGGTGCTCAGGCACAGGTCCTTCAGTTTCCAAGAGTTTAGCCAGAGGTACGCTGAGAACCTAGGGTTCGAGGAACCTACAGCACCACGGCTACAGGACTACAAGAACCGACAGGCCAGTATTGAGGTCGATGATGAGTACTTGGACCAGTGGTGGAAGAGCGTACAGGTTCGTATGGCAGGGGAATCAGAGTTTCTGTACAAGCAGGCACTGGACCGAGGGATAGCCAAGGAGGTTGCACGTAAGCTACTGCCTGAAGGTCTCACACAGTCTCGGCTGTACATGGCAGGCACTGTGCGATCATGGTTACACTTCATTGAGGTACGTACAGGCCCTGAGACTCAGAAGGAGCACAGGGACCTTGCAAACCAGTGTCTGACCGTGTTACAATCAGTCTCACCCGCAATCTTTGGAGAACCCTCATGACAGTAATAGAATGGGCCGCAGTCACCATGATTACGTTGTTTGGTGCCTTTGTAGGAGCCGCGTTTGGAGCGTGGTATATCATTGGCTTTTCGTTACTCCATTGTCCTAAAAACATCCCATCACTACTATGAACGATTACAGACTTGTTGAGATGGTGTACGATGACGGCAGTCCTTGCATGGACTGTATGCACAAGTACATCGAAGAAGAGACCTATCCCTATGGAGAAGGCACAGTAACCCAGAAATTCAGAGGTTGCATNGTGCTAGACACTGGTTTTGGTATATGTGAAACCGCACAGAAATGGAAGGAGGAGGAGGAAGAAGATGGAGAAGATCTTTGAGCCGTTTATTGGACCCAACGGTTGGTACTGCCACTTTGAGGGCCACGTAGGTGTGGGTCTCACTAAGCAGGAAGCAGAACGTGAAGCAGTAAACAAATACGACATAGCAATGGAGAAACACTATATGGGCACGATGAAGAACCAAGTGACAGCAGAGATGGAGATTACAGGCAACGACATTCATGAGGTCCTTGAGGCCCGTGGGAGACGCTACGGTGAGTACCATATGGTCGCTCAGTTATCACAGGCACTTAAGGAGGGACTACAGGTGTCACCAAGTTGGGTGCACATGGAGCCTCATCAGCAGGAGTCTCTGGAGATGATCTGCAATAAAGTGTCTCGTATTTGCAACGGTGATCCGTTCTTCGTAGACTCATGGCGTGACATAGCAGGCTATGCACAACTGGTGGTAAACGAACTGGAGAAGAGCCAATGACTAGAGAAGAATTACGTCAGGAACTAATGGAAGACACCACGGAGTACTGCTGTTACTGTGGTGGTGAAAAAACAACATTTATGTGCTGTCAGGAAAACCACTTCGAGACCTTTGCTCAAATGGCGGCATACGCACAGGAGGACTTTTTAGACTACGAAATGGATAACCAATGAACCTAGAGAAGTACGGCTATAGTAGTATAACTGGAGTCTGCTTTAATCCTTTTGGTGTAAAACCCAGAGAGATTCAAGAGGCGGCGGCTAAACTAAGGCATTATATTCTTGTTGACGATACAGAGGAGGCTTTGTTTTGAACGAACACATGAAGAAGATGTCATTGACACAGGCCTACCAACTGATTGCCATGTACAAGATATGGCCTGCCGCACAACTGACAACCGATCAACTGACTGAATTAGTGGAGGCATACAAGACGATAAAACAAGACAGAGAATCAAAACAGACCACTTAGGTATACCTAGGTATAGGTAGACGCCTAAAAACGCAACAGAGGCCGTTCTGAGGCCTTTTAGGAGGAGTTTATGAGATGTGTGGCTTGCAACAAAGCACTGAGTGACAAAGAATCGACGTTCAAGAACCTGCGAGGTGACTACATGGATATGTGTTTCGACTGTCTACCTTATGTTTTTGACTCTTTTGAAGGTGAGAACGAAGAAGATGTTGACAAGGAGGAAAAACCATGATACAATAAATACATAAGGAGCTAAAGGGATAATCATTATGAATAATAAACCTAAGGAAAGAAACTACATAAAGAAATACATGGATCTACTCCATAGGAGTAAACCCTATGTTTCCCCTAAGAAAGAGTACAAAAGGAGTAAACTTAAGAGTTCCCTTAAGGTGGAGGTCTATCAAGAACTTGACGATGATGTCTCTCCAAAGACCCCCAAATCCTAAGTACTGTTTCTTTTTCAACCAAGTCCACGATCTTACAGGAGGTAATCATGGCAAATTCTAACTACACTAACGGCATAGCCGCTTTCGTCAACTTATTAGAGACCGACAAGTACAACGGTCAGGACACAGGCAAGTACTCCATCACCCTAACCATGGATGAGGACGAAGCCACAGTGCTAGAGAACATGGGCATCAAGCTCAAGGAGTACCAAGGCAAGGCACAACGTAAGTTCTCCACCAAGTACCAAGTACCTGTGTATGACCCTGAGGGCAACGAGATCGACACAGCAGACCTGCGCTACGGTTCCAAGGTCCGACTGAAGTGGGCAGAAGGTCGCCCTCACCCTGTACATGGTGTGTCTACATACCTGTCAGCAGTCAAGGTCATTGAGTTTGCTGAGAAAGCGGAGACTTCTGAGGAATTTTAAGACAACGGGGCTTCGGCCCCAACTTAAGGTAAAAGAATGCAAAAGCATAAAACTGAAGCTAATTTTGTAAAACATGAGCCATGCCCTAAGTGTGACTCAAAAGATAATCTTGCGAGGTACGATGATGGGCACGGCTATTGTTTTGGGTGTAATAGCTATTTTCCTTCAGGGAAAGAAGCACAAGTGATGGATTTTCCTACGTCTCGAACCTTCGAGCAGTTAGGAGTAGTATCGGCTATCACAGACCGTAAGATCTCTCTGGAGACCGCCAAGAAGTACGGCGTCACCACTGAGTTCAAGGTCGGTAGCGCAGACGCTATGAAGCAGTACTACCCGTACTACGACAACAAGGGTACACAGTGTGGTCAAAAGGTCCGTGTGGTTCGTGACAAACGGTTCACAACCAGTGGCGACATGAAGGCTAACACTTTATTTGGTCAACAACTTTTTAATAATGAGGGTAAATATGTCACAGTGGTTGAAGGTGAGCTTGACGCGCTTGCGGGGTATGAGCTACTCGGCTCGCGCTGGCCTGTGGTTAGCGTCTCTAAGGGTGCGGCTGGCGCTAAAAAGGATTTCCAACGTAATCTGGAATGGCTGGAAGGCTTTGAGAACGTAATCATTGCATTTGATGCGGATGAAGCTGGAAGAATCGCCGCAGAAGAGTGTGCTCAGATCCTGTCGCCTAACAAGGCCAAGATCGTCAACTTTGAAGAGTTCAAGGATGCCAGTGACTACCTGAAGCACGGCAAGGCCAAGGCATTCATGCAGGAGTGGTGGAACGCCAAGCCTTACATCATCACTGGTGTTATCACACTGGCTGACGCATGGGAAGACTTCCTGCGCCGAGGCAAAGAGAAGATCATTCCGTTCCCTGAGTCCTTTGGACAGCTGAATCAGATGATGAACGGTGGTATTGTAGCTGGTGAGATCACTGTGCTCGGTGCGCTGACAAGTGTTGGTAAGACAACCATGGTCAACGAGATCACGTACCACCTGTGGAAGAACACAGACCTGAACATAGGCTGTGCATTCCTTGAGGCAGACCCCGGCGAAGCAGTCCAGAACTTGTTGACAATTCACAACAGTCTGAACTTATCGTTTGAGAACATGGAAGACCTAGACCTTGAGAAGTACAAGTCTGACATTATTACTGACGGTCGCATCTTCCTGTATGACCACTTCGGTGCCGCAGACCCTGATGAGCTGTTCCTGAAGCTCCGTAGCATGGTCAAAGGCAATGGATGTGGTGTCCTGATCATTGACCCCTTGCAGGCTGGTGTATCAAGCAACAGCAACGAGGTAATTGATGACTTCATGGATCGACTGCTGAAGCTTGCCAAGGAAACCAACGTGGCTATCATTGTGGTATCACATATGCGAAAGCCAAGCGCGGCACATCCGCACAGTGTGTCAGAGTATGACCTGAAGGGTTCCGGCAGTATCAACCAGATCGCATTCAACACGATACTGTTAAGCCGTGACAAGATGACTGAAGACGAGTACGACAAGAACAGTACTCTTATCCAATTGGTGAAGTGCCGTAGGACTGGACAGACAGGAGGAGCTGGTTGGTTGTACTATAATCAGAGCACAGGACGTTTGGAAGCTGGTGTAGATCCTACAATGAAAGCAATGGTAGACAGGGCAGCAGAGCAACATGAGTTCTGAGACTAGGGCTTGGGATAAGACTGGCAATCGAAACAGGGGTGCATACCTTTGGGGCAGAGTGAAACTCAAATGCACAGACTGTCGGAGAAAATACCCGCAGGCAGTACTAGACTTCCATCACCCGATAGGGATTATAAAGACGATGGCGTTAGAGTACAAAGCTTGGAGAGGTAACGCAGGACCTAAGCCCGAAGTAGTCGCAGAAGC